AACCACTCTCAGACTTCAAAGAATTTGTCGTAGACAAACGCGATAGCGTTTTTTCAGCTTATAATCTAAAAAAAGAAAAAGAAAAAAATACAATACTTCACCCACCACGCAAAGACGGCTTAACTCGTCGCTCATATAAACCAGGCTACGGCCGCTAAGGAGAATAACAAAATGAAACGAACAAACGGCACAAAACGCTTCCAAATCAAATTCGACCAAAACGACGGCCGAACTCAACAACATCAAAAAGATGAATGTGATATCAATCTCATCATCAAACGCCATACTCCTGAGCAAATTGCTCTAATGGCTACACAAAACGAAGGCCAATATGGCGACGCAACTTCCGTCGACTATCATGCCGCACAAAACATTATCGCAAATGCGAATACAATGTTTAACGATCTTCCATCGGAAATCCGTAATCAATTTGACAATGATCCTGCTGCTTTCTTAGATTTCACTTCTAATGAAGAAAACTATTCAGAAATGCGCAAAATGGGTATCATGTCACCAGAAGTAATAACATCTTCTTCTGAATCAATTGTGAGCGAAGCGAACCCGCCGCAGGCGAATAGCGTAAGCGGAAATGCTCCGCAGGAACCATCGGTAGATCGCGTCGTAGACGCGCCTAAAACAGTTACCACTTGATGTAACTGTATGGAGTGACACCGTATAGGTGGAACTCCATTAAAAAAAACTAAAAAAAGGAATAAAAAACAATGCAATACTTACTAATAAAAATATTACTAGGAATGTTAAAAACAACCCTAATTCCTTTAATAACTAAATTTCTTGAAAAGAAATTAAAACAGCTTGACATCGACAAGCTATAATCAAATAAACCAACGGAGAAATACTAATGAAACGCAGAACAAAACTATCTAAATCAAAATCTCGTAAATACTTTAAAAAAACCGTAGATAAAACTCATAAGTTTAATTCTACTGCACCAATTCAACGCGGTGGACTTAGACTATAAGTCATGCCTTGCTATCACCCGCTAAAGGCTTACCGCAGAACAGACTGTAAAACTCTATCTTTTAACAAAAATGGACAATATACTAATCCGGCAGCACCTCTCTCCTTACCTTGTGGCCAATGCACTGGCTGTAGACTCGAAAGGTCTAAACAATGGGCAATACGATGCGTACACGAAGCATCTCTCTATGAAAAAAATTGCTTCATCACACTTACCTATAACAACGAAAACCTACCTAAAGACTTTTCTTTAAATAAACGCGACTTTCAGCTATTCATGAAACGCCTTAGAAAAGCACACCCAAATAAAACCATAAGATTCTACCATTGCGGAGAATACGGCGAACCTACTGAGTTCAACAACTACGTTGCCCGACCTCACTACCACGCAATAATATTCAATCATGAATTCAAAAACACTACCTTATGGAAAACTAAACGAGGAACAAAACTATATACTTCACCAGAATTAGAACGCCTATGGCCTCAAGGCTTCTCAACTATCGGTACTGTAACCTACGACTCCGCAGGATATGTCGCTAGATATTTACTAAAAAAACTTAACTTATCCGATAAATCAAAACCCGGCGTAAAAGAACGCTATCAAAAACAATACACACATGTAGACCATAAAACTGGGGAAACATTCCCCCTCTTACCAGAATACACAACTATGTCTAGAAAACCCGGCATTGCCCGCGCATGGTTCGAAAAATGGGGAAACGACGTCTTTCCAAACGACTCTGTCGTAATGCAAGGAAAAGAACGTACCGTCCCTAAATTTTATGATACAATCTATCAAAACAACGAACCTCAAAAATTCGAAATAATAAAACAAAAGAGGGTTAAAAATATGCAAAAATACGCTAAAGATAACACCCCCGATCGCCTCGCAAGCAAAGAGATCGTAAAAACTGCGCAGATAGGAAAACTGTATCGTGAATACGAACAATCTAATTAATTATTTAAAACTATCTCAAAGGAAAACTATGAAACTTAATATCTATTCAATGTATGACCAAGCGGCACAAGCCTATTTACCACCCGTATACTTAGAAAACGACAACGTCGCTAAACGGGCAATACAAAACGCTGTCAATACTCAAGATCACCAATTCAACCAAAATCCGGCAGACTACACCTTATTTCACCTTGGTGAATGGGACGACTGCACGGCCACTATAACAATGCTAAAAACACCTAATGTTCTTGCCAAATGCAATGAACTACTAACAATTACGGAGTAAATACTATGAAGTCAGTTATGCAACATCAATTCAGCCAAGTACCAAAAGCTGAAATCCAACGCTCAAAATTCGACCGTTCACACGGTTTAAAAACTACATTTGATGCGGGAAACCTAGTTCCAATGTTCACCGATGAAGTACTTCCTGGTGATACATTCAACTTACGTACGACTGCCTTTGCACGACTAGCAACACCCCTATTCCCTCTAATGGACAATATGTTCATGGAAACACATTATTTTTTCGTACCCAATAGATTACTTTGGGATAACTTCAAAAAATTCCACGGCCAACAAGACAATCCGGCAGACTCTATCGATTTCACAGTCCCTATCATGACATCGACTGCATCAACTGGCTATGCCAATGAATCACTACACGACTACTTCGGAATACCTACACAAGTCGCAGGCCTAGATCATATCTCACTATATCACAGAGCTTACAACTTAATCTATAACGAGTGGTTTCGTGACGAAAACCTACAAGACTCTGTTGTCGTAGACAAAGATGATGGCCCAGACTCACCAACAGACTACGTACTACTAAAACGTGGCAAAAGACACGACTACTTTACATCAGCATTACCATGGGCACAAAAAGGCGACTCTGTCGGCTTACCTCTTGGTACTACTGCCCCTATTACTGGATTATGGACTTTAGGTGCGGAAGATGTAAACGCATCTGGTTGGAAAGATCAGGACGGCACTGCCGGTACTGGTGAATCAATTTATTATAACAACCCACCTACTACTCGCTTGGCTTTTGAAAGCGATGGAACCGGTACGGGTACTCTTAATATTTCTGCTGATTTAACATCTGCAACATCAGCAACAATCAATCAACTACGCCAAGCTTTCCAAATTCAACGCTTACTAGAGCGTGACGCTCGAAGCGGCACAAGATACACAGAAATTATTCGCTCACACTTTGGCGTAACTTCACCAGACTCAAGACTCCAGCGCAGTGAATACTTAGGCGGCGGATCTTCAATGGTAGACATCTCACCAATTCAACAAACATCTGAGTCAACTGCCGCATCACCTCAAGGCACACTAACTGCACAAGGAACAGCCAATATACATAATCACGGCTTTACTAAATCCTTTACAGAACACGGAGTCATCATCGGATTAATCTCCGTTCGTGCAGACTTAACATATCAACAAGGACTAAACAGACGCTTCTCGCGTCAAACTCGCTACGATTATTATTACCCTGTACTAGGGAACATCGGCGAACAAACAATCCTAAATAAAGAAATATGGGCTGACGCATCAGCTAACGATGAACTCGTATTCGGTTACCAAGAACGATATGCAGAATATCGCTACGAACCATCAAAAATCACAGGCAAGTTCAGATCAAATGATGCCGCGTCATTAGACGGCTGGCACTTATCTCAAGACTTCGCCACATTACCCGTACTCGGGGACACCTTCATCAAAGAAACACCACCAATAGCACGCGTCGTCGCTGTACCAAGCGAACCAGAATTTATTCTCGACTGCTATCACCAATTATCATGTGCTAGACCAATGCCAATCTATGCCGTTCCTGGCATGATGGATCACTTCTAATGGGTCTACTATCATCAATAACCGGAGGTGGACTACTAGGAGGCGCACTCGGCTTCCTAGGCCAACGCTCCGCTAATAAAGCCAACTCCGCGCAAGCGGCACGCTCTCTGGAATTCCAGAGAGAAATGGCTAAAAATGCACATCAATATGAGGTTGCAGACCTCAAAAAAGCAGGCTTAAATCCCTTACTCTCCGGAACTGGAGGTAAAGGCGCGTCCGCTTCTGGCGGCGCACAAGCCAAAATAGAAAACGAAGTAAATTCAGCTATGACTACTAAACTTCTACAAGCACAAATCAATAAACTCAACGAGGAAACCGAGGTATTAAAAGGCGGTGTACCCGCCAAAACAATCGGAACCAAACCACTCTCAGACTTCAAAGAATTTGTCGTAGACAAACGCGATAGCGTTTTTTCAGCTTATAATCTAAAAAAAGAAAAAGAAAAAAATACAATACTTCACCCACCACGCAAAGACGGCTTAACTCG